GTTGTCAAATGGTTTGGTTAATGTGGCTGTAGTCATTTATAAAGTGTTTAAAAAATACCTGGAATGATTTGTCCAGTAGTGATGTATGCGCCTATGGCAGCAACGAATCCAAGCATGGCTAGTTGGCCATTAGTTCTCTCGGCTTGCTCCATAAGGAAGTTCTCTTCGTTTTCGTTCATGATTTCTATAGGTGGTTCTTTAGCGAAAATGTTTTGTTTACCGTATTCGGTTATAACTGTCATTGAATTAAAAGATAGGTGAATGGCGATGATGAACTGTCAGGTCGCCATGTCTATCTAGAAATTGATATCAGATCTTTCTAGCTTTGCTTGAATCTCTTGCCTGTAGGCAGGGTCATCGTTATATCTACCATCTTCCATAGCTTTGATCAGTTCAGCCTGACTATTAAATACATCAGCTGTTGACTTAGGTGCTTTACCAGTAACTAACTGACCATCTCTACCAGCTTTATCCTGATACTTAAGAGCTAATGCTTGTACAGCAAAGTATGCAGCTTGAGGATTACCTGTCTCCATCACTGCGTCATACATATTGATCTCTTGCTCAGGTACATTCTGATTAGCCCAAGACATCATGTTGTTGTAATTCTCTGAACCTCCAACTAAACCATGTATCTGTTGTACGTCCTGATCTGTAAACTCTCTGGACTGTGGAGCATTCTGAGCGTCTGACCTCTGTTGCATTGCTAACTTAGCAACATCAACAGGGTTCATTTTAGAGAGCTTCTCAAAGGTTTCCTTAGTGAGCTTGTTAGTAGTTCCTTCATCCCATAGTTGATCAAGTAAGTTTGGCTCTGTATCTTTTGGAGCTTCATCTTCAGGTTCAGTTTTTGATTCGGGTTCCTCTGAATCTGGTTCAGATTTTTCGCCTAATTTTCTTTCGAGTTCCTTGTAGGCTGTCTCTAATTCTTGAGCATCTTTATACTTACCTGCTAGTAAGCCGTCTTGTTGACGCTCCATGTCCTCCCCAATTAATAGGGAGTCTTTCTCTTCTGTTGATAAGTCAGTAACTGATTCTGCATTCTCAGTATTACTTGCTGTCTCCATTGAGAGTGTTTGTTCTTCGCTCATTCTTGTGGTGGTGCTTGCATTTGTTCAGCTATAGCAGGGTTCTTAGAAGGGTCCATCATAGGAGTCTTCATCATTGCAACTTGTTGATCTTGTCGCTGTTGCTGCATAGCCATCTGTTGTGCTTGTTGTTGCTCACCTTGTATCTCTTGCATTGATCTTACTAAGTTCAATACATCAATACCTTGTGATGCAGCCAAGCGTTTGATCACTTCCTCTGGATTAATAAACTTCTGTACTGCCTCTGGTCCCATTGTTTGAGAGATAACTGTTAGGAATTGACCTAAGCTTTCTCTATCCTGACCACGACCTAGTGCATTAACACCAGCAACGATAGTTGGTTTAACAATGTCCTTTGGTAGACGTGGTATCTTTCCAGTCTTTTGGAATTGATTAAGTATTCTATTTAGATATGGAAGTAAGAACTCAGTAGTAAGGAGACTGAATAGCCCACCTAACTGCTGCTCCAACTCCATCTGTGTCATCCGAACTTCCTCGGCTGTCGTGCGTTCTGATTGCCGAATTTGCATAACTAAAAACGCTTCATTAATTCGACGTTCTAGTTGTTGCATCATTTCAAATGCTGTTCTGAAATCAGCTGTCTTACCTACCTGTACGACTCCAATGTCATCAGGTCTACCTTGCACGATTGCGCCGTTCCCTGCGTTAGCAAGGGTACTTGGTTTCGTCGTAGAGCTAGGTGATACGGTGAACACAACTTTCGCTGCAGCTGCTGATCCTTCCACTAAGGCTTGGGACAGTGCTTCTAATGATTTTAAGTCGCCAATAAACTGACCGACTCTTCCCCGTCCGTAATCCTCACCATCCACTGTATTAAATCTCAATGGAATCCAAGGTGATACATCAACAGGTGCTTTCCCGTAGGATTTTTCTAGTTTCTTTCCGTGTACTTCCTGATGCCAGACGTATCTATTGTTGTCTCGTGTGATGTGGGTGTAGATATCGCACTCGTCAACATTATCAGGTGAGCTATCAACAACAGAGTCATACTCTTTTAATATGTCCTCTGGTAATTGATCAGCTATTAAGTTCTTTGCAATTGTTTCCTTAGTAATTATTTCAATCACATTGCCGTTGCCATCTCGTTCTACGACGTAGCGACTCAGCGGATATACTTTCAGACCATCCTTATCCATAAAGATAAGTGCATTACCAGCTACTACTAAATGTAGAAGAGCTTCATGTAATACAACACGATCATTAGATGCTGCAATAGCTTCTAAGATCGTGCGCTCAATCTTTGCAAAAGATAAGTCTAGTTCTGATTTAATTTGTGGACCAAATTCCTGACCAAGTTGACTTTCATCTACCTGTAGCTTGAAGAAGCTGGTTTGTACAGGGAGCATTGACTGCATAAGTTTTGCTGCCAATGTCACCGCACCTTTTGCTCCAACACTCTGCCAAGGTGTAGGAAGATTTCTCATTCCCTTGGTGTATTGATCTCTATCTATTAAATATGGAAGAGTTAATTCCGCTGCTTGTTCTGCTTCGTCTAGAAACTGGGTACGGTCACTTGATAAATAATCGTATCTAGTTTTTGCAGTCATTGTTTTGAGTTAATTATGTTTGAGGCGCAGGGTCATTGTGAGTTGGTCCCATTGTAAGGTTGTTACCGCTTCCCCAAGTATCTTTAAACCAAGTACCCATCTTTGTGAGTTGTTCCATTGGGTCATAGGCTTGCATTACACCACCTGGATTGAGACCGCCGTAGCCGTATTGGCTACCACCTCCCATTCCACCGCCGAATCCTTTTCCACCTCCCATGACAGACATCATCATCATGAACTTCATGAAGTCTCCCATGCCATTATCAGATGCTTTGTCATCATCATCACCTTTTAGGAAATCCTTAAACGCATCTGCATCATCGAATTGATTCCACCAACCATCAGGTGCTCCTCCTACTGTTGCATCACCGTTATCGTTATCGTTATTGTTATTGTTATTGTTGTTATTATTAACGCCACCAACAGAGTTGTTGAAGTAAGCCTCTTGAGGTGTAAACCCTATGTTATCTGCAATAGCTTGTGCTGCTCCAGCTGCATTCTGATTTGCAAATGTACCACCATCTTTAAAGTGGTCAGCCCATCCAGATTGAGAGGCAATAGACTTAGTAGAGTCAATACCTCCTACATATACTTGTCCTTTGTTATACCCTTTTACTTTACCTGCATGTTTCTGACCCTCGTCTGAACCCTGTAGCATAGCTAATACTTTTTCTTTACTATGAGAATCAGGGTTGCTAGACATTTGATTTAGCCAATAGTCAGCTCCACCTTTAGTTCCAAAGGAAGCATCTCTACCAAAGGTATCTTTGTAAGCTTGATTGAGCCATTCTTGATCTGTTTGTGTTGTCATGTTATTAGTTGAGTTAGATTTTTTAATGTCATTTTTATCGTCAAGTAAGTCCCAATAGCTGACTGTCTCAGCTTTGTTATGCTTCATAGCATCTTGGAGACTGATGCCTTCTGCTAACTGATTGGCATATAGTTGTTTAGCTTGAGAGATAGTTAAACCAATGTTGTTTCCATAAGCTCCACCTCCTCCTTTACCTTTATTACCGTGTCCGTGTCCTGGTCCTTTGTTTTTACCACCAGTATTGCTACTGCTTTTATTACCACCACCAAGACCTCTACCTTTATTACCTTGACCTGCCATACTTATTCCTCACTGACTCGATCTCTTATCCACTCCACAACAGAGCGTTGACCTGATCTATACATAATCTTTTCCATTGTTTCATCAGGGTTAGGTGTAATTGGTGGGTAGATTTCCTCAAGTTCAGTGAGGATTGACTCTAAGTTTGGTCCAAGTATGGACTCAAGAGTATTGGGGTAGGTTGACATTAGAATGTTCAAAGAACGCTGGCATTCTTGCTGACTTAGTTTCCGAAAGCTCAGGAGCTTTGCCGTTATACATAAGATTATCGCTTGAATCCAGCCAGAATTTTTTGCTTAAATATTTATCGCCATAGGTATTCTTACCTAATGGCTCCATGATCCAGTTAATGGTGGCTTTCCTAAGTTTATCCAGAGATTGACTCCAAGATAAGCCCATATCGTGACATACAAGGCTATTAGTGGCCACGTGTATCTGTTCGTCTCTGGAAATATCAGCTGATACCGTTCTGAGACCAGCATCACCATTAAACCTAAACATAGGCAGTAGAACAAAGAATATAGCACGTTCAATAACTAAGGCTTTTGTAATCATGTGGTCAGGGTGCGCTTCCCACGCATCCCTTAATAGAAAAGCCTCTTTCTCAGACTTCTCATCAACGCCTATAGCGTTGGTTATGTAGCCAAGAGCGAGGTCATGTTTGACCTCATCTTTGACGTTGGACTCTAATAAAGTCCGTGCAGATTCGGGAACTTCTTTTTCAAGTGATTCTGCAATAAACTCGCCAACTGGTAGCTCCATATGGCGTATTGCGAGAGCACGGTAGATGGTCTCTTCAGCTCCAGATTTAAGCTTCCCAGCTGTTGTTTGGACGGGTGTCCATGTTCTCTTTCTATTGAGTAACTTTTCATATGGGTTCATTCTTGACAATCGCATTGGGGTTCGTTGTTTAGAATCCCTTGCAAGTAGTCTTGGACTTCATCTTCGTCTAAAGCAGCATATGCGTCTGTCTTATCTTGTGTGTCTCCGAGAACTTGCAATGAATAATAAAGTGAAGTTTGGGGACTATCTAGCCACTCTTCAACGAACTGTTCGTCGTAGGTTATTACATCTGACCATGAGTTAAATGAATATCCGTGAAGAAGCCCTGTAAAATTCAGCATATACATAAGCTGATCAGCAACCTTTTTATAGGCATTCCAACCAACCTCTGAGGCGATCTCTACATCACCATAGTTATATGTCTGTACACCAAATGTGCCGCTATCTCTGTCCACTGTACGTGCTACAGGTGGAGCGATTTCAGGTGTAGCAGTAAAGCCTTCTAGACTTTTACTGCGATATGAACAGCTTGCGGTAGGAGCGATAGCAAAAGCTCGATCCATATTATATTCTCTAGCAACTTCAGCCGCACTCTGAATGCCTTTATAAAATTCTGCAGCTATTAATCCAGCTGTACCTAATCCAGGTATGCCATCATTTACTGCTTGTAGTGCATCACCAAACTGTTCGTAGGTGACGTTGTTTTGTCTTAGTAAGTTTGCTAATCCAAGGCATCCAAGTCCGACTTGGCGATCCGTCTCGCTGGGGAGATATTCTCCAGAACTGCCAATGCCTGTTTTGCTATGAAGGTCGCACAAACTTCGCATACCCTCAACGAAACCTCTTGATATGTCTCCGATTTTACAGGCAGACAAATTAACGTGCTGGAGGAGGCAAGTTCCCCGTGATGGCAGGTAAACCTCAAGACAGACGTTTCCGCGAATTCTTTTTCCATTTTTATCGTATTTTGTTTTGTTTAACCATATGTCACCCGACCTGATGCCATATATCAGCGCATCTCTGGTTGTCTGATTAGCGCTTTCCCATTTTGCATCATTAATGTTGACACACCTTTTAACCCATGGGAGTTCGGATCTAGGAGTAGTAATAAAGTCAACAATGTCAGGGTGATCCAAGTCAAGATGAAGAACGCACGCGCCATTGCGGTACGTCCCTCCACGTCTGAGAATTTCATTTAGTGTTGAGTAGATTCTTCCGAAGGAGACTGGTCCTGATGCAACAAGTTTGTCATCTCCTTTAATGCTTTCACTTCCTTT